TATCCTCCCCAAAATAAGTGCGAAAAAACATAGCACTTTAAATGCTATGTCTATCGTACAAAGTAGCTTAATAGCTCATACACTTGGCTCTTAATTTGTTGATTTTCAAAGTACATACAACCAGCTCTAAATAGCCATACAATATTTTTAATGTAAGTATTTGTCAAATTCTTAATTAAAAACGTGTTTATAGTATGGTCATCTTTAGTAAGTGAATAGTGATTATAACTATCTGGGTCAAATTGATAGTTAACATACATATCGCCGTTTTTATAATCAAGCCAAAAGCCATAAGTTTTACCTTTATAGTCTATTGCACAATTAAAAGTGCACATACTTGGCTTTTTAGCAATAAAGCGGTCATTGTCTAAGTAGCTTTTATTTTCAATAGCATACTCTGCATAAGTAGTGTTGGCTGTTAATTTACCAATTTTTGACGCTTTTTTATCTTCAATAAACTTAGCATTGGTGTACTGCTCAACTGCTATACCTCTAGACCTATCAATATAAAAACGTTGTCTAAACGGCTTAATATTAAAATACAAAAAGTAAGGGTTAGCTATTGTTACATTATTACCTAGTAAGTAAACACCACGTGGTTGTACTGCTTGAGGGTTGTGTTCTCTATCTCTGAAGATAGTTTCAATAAATTCAAGTAATAGCACAACCTCATCAGTCAAATATTTGTAAGTATTACCCATAATTAAAAACTCGTCAAATATAATTTTGTCAACGTTAGGGTATGCACTAGACTTTGCTATTGAGCTTGTTGACAACGCAAAATAAAAACCTATTAGTTCTTTATTCATATAGAATTTACCAGCTTTTTTAGAGCCTTTGATTTCAAACTTATCATTAGGGTACTTGCTAGCTATGTCATCAAAAAAGCTTTTTTTCATCAGCTCAATTTCAGTGCCATAGCGTCTAAGCCAAATAAACTGCCGTTTATTCTTTTTATAGTCATCTATTGACCAGCTTTTAAAGCCATAAGTTTTACCACCACCTCTATTACCAATAAGCAAGTTTAAAAATGCTTTATAACTTAGTAATTGCCCTTTATCATACCATTTGTTAGCTATCAATTATAGCCTCCAATTCATTGATTTTAGCTCTAACCTCTTCAGCGTGGTTATATAAGTCAATTAGCGCGTCATAAGCACTTTTTCCTTTATAATCTTTACCAAGTGTATGTAAACGCCTAAATTTTTGTTCTAAGCGTGCATAATCAACGTCAAACCAATTTTTGAGGTTAAAATATTCCTTTTCTGCAAGTTCTTTTTCAGTATATTCAACATATACTTTTATGTCTTCATATATCGGTTGTTCGTCAATTGGTGGGTTATATGGTACGTCAACTATTTTAATTCTATCAACACCTCCATTTTCATAATGTTTAAATTCATAGTGGTATTGTTCGGGTTGTTCTGGTTGAGCTGGTGTCTTTCCAGTAATTATTTTATCGTCTATTAAATACCCTTTGTTAAGGTCAACATTTTCTAATATCAATGTTTTATTTTTATTATAAATTTTCATTATTTCCTCCTATGACACTCTTTTCCACATATAAACAACTAAATATGGTGGCATATTGTTATGTGCCTCATCACCACCAACTGTGCCAGTGATATTTGATTTCATTGTTCCAGTCTTTCTATATGATGGTTGGTTACAATTATAGCTTGAGTAGTTTCCGTTATCATCACCTAGTGGGTTAACGCCCCAATATTCAAGGTGAGAGTGAGCTGGCATATGTCTAGTATAAAGTTTTACACTTGCCTCGCCACCAGTTGAACCATTAGCATATGAACTACCAGCACCCAATAAAAACCTATCTTTTAATTGCTCCCAAGTTCCACCAAATAAACTTGCAGGGCTTGTTGAATTTACTGACATATAAACACTACCAATAGGGTATATTTCATTTAGTGTTAAAGTAGCTTTTAAAGCACCATTTTCAACTTTTAACCCACTACCCACATTAAGCATTTCTTGGTTGTTACTTGTATCTATTGTAACCAATTTTAGCTCACTTGGTGTTGACATTGGTGTTAATAAAGCTCTGGCTACTTTAGGGTTTATTTCAGTTAAATTGGTTTCAACATCTGTTACCCTAATGTGTAAAATGGCTGAGCTTTCTTCATTGTCAGCTACCATTTCACTCAAATTAGCTATATCTTCTTTATTAGCTTGAGCTTGAGCTTTTGTTTGTTCAATGGCTGTGTGGTTATCTTCAATAGCTTTAGTGATGTCTTCATCAAGTCTTATGTCAAAAGTTTCATTGTCTTCAGCTAAATCAACATTTATACCATTATGACCAGCAAATTTAACGTCAGTCATAATTTGACCGAGTGTATTATATACTTTACTACCTAGACTACCAACAACTTGACTTAATGCGTTTTGTGCAATTTGTAAAGCATTGTTGGCAATTTCATTGGCATTATTTGCTGTTTCGTTAGCTGTATCAGCTGTTTGCTTTGCGTTAGTTGCTGTTTCATCTGCTGAGCTAGCTTTATTGTCTGCCTCTCTTGCAATATCAATAGCACTTTCACTAATTGTACTCGCATTGTCTGCTGTTTGCTTGGCTGTATCTGCTGTTTGTTTAGCTGTATCAGCTGTTTGCTTTGCTAAATTGGCTGTACTTTCTGCTGTTTCTGCTTTAGTTTTTGCCTCATTAGCTAAAACATTAGCTGTTGATGATAAATTAAACGCCTCGTCTGAGGTTGTTTTTGCGTCATTAGAGCTAGCTAAAGAGGTGTTGGCTGTATCAATGGCTAGGTTAGCCGTTTCTAGTGCCTTATTTGAACTATTTAGGGCTGTTGTGCTAGCTGTTATACTATCACGTGCTGTTGTAAGTGCTAAAAGTGCACTCTCTAAGGCTTGGTTAGCTTTGCTATCACTTGAGTTAATTGTGGCTTGTAAGTTCTTCAAATAAGCTATAACCTCATTAAGTTTACCTAATATTACCATTGGGTCTTTATCTTCAATAGTAAATATATTGGTTGGTATTGGGTCTTTTTCAACTAACTCAATTAAGTCTTTTAAGCTAGTTGTTTGTTCTTCTTTTTCTTCAATAGCCATAATTTCCTCCTAAAATATTTGCATAAATAAATTATCAAAGCTGTTATAAAATTCAGTTTGTATATCTCTAATATGGTTGTGGTATAGTTCCAATAATTCAATTTCAGTTATTCCAGCATAGCCTTTGCTGTCTTGTTTGTTATCAGTTATACTGCTTGCGTGGTGTGCCTCTTCGCCAAAGTCCAAAGAGTTTTTAGGCGTGTTATTAAACACACTAACATTTTTAACGTTTGAGCCCAAGTTACTTTTTACCTCAACTGGCTTAGAGTAAGCAACGAGTAAGTTATCTAACTCGCCTAAACTCTCTAACCATTGTGTTTTAAGTTTGCGCTTAAATCTTTCTAACGTTTCAAAACCAACCTCTCTAAAATAAAAGTGGTTGATAAAACCTTTTTGTAAGTCTTCATTACTAACAACGGCTTGGCTTTCAGCTGTTCTAGTATATTCAAAGTCAAAAATATCAAAGTTATTATCAACAATAGCTCTTAATTCTGCTGTATATTTACTCATTGATTATTTCCTCCTCTTCGCTTTCTTCCGTTGGCTCGTCACTTTCGACTTGTTCGCCTTTGATATAGTCAACAACTAAATCTAAGCCAAACATTTTATTGATTTCATCACACGCTTTTTTACGTGCCTCTAAGCTTGCTCTAAAGCTTGCGTTAATATATTCTTGTTGAGCTTCAACCTCTGCACTTTGTACACGTTCGGCTTTATCTTCAACATAGTTATCAATACCTAAAATAGTAAGTATTTTAGCAACATAGTTGTTATACTCATCATCTAGTTTATCGTTTAGCCAACTAACGTCAGTATCAAGCACTTTAACACCAACCTCGCCCTCGCCACGTGTTTTATTTTTATAAATCACTGGCTCGCTTGCTCTAATTTTCTTAAATATATTTTTAGCACTTAAAAGAGTGTCTTCAGTTGTTTCAATTTCAAACGGCGTTTTGTGTGCGTCACGTCTTAAATCTTTAGTTAACTCAATTTCAGCTAGTTTTTCACAATAAAAAGCAATCATTGGCTCGGTTGGCTTTTGTAAGCTATTGTTTTTAATTATAACGCTTTCGTCAATATTAAATTCTTCATTGTAATTATTACCAATAGCTCTATACTTTGTTGGCTTAAAATATACGTTTCTTCGATGTACTTCAGTAGCTGGTAAACATAAAAAGCCCACTTTTTTATCTTTACACCATAAAGCTTTACCTTTAGTATATAGCCAGTCTTCAATAATTTCACTGGTTAAATCACTAGCTATTGTTTTGAGTGGCTCGCCATTTTTACGTTTCCACTCAAAAATATTTATAGCTATGTTTTTCCAATAATTCTTTAGCATATCAACAATTTCATCAAATCGTTTTTCTGCGTCAGTTTGTTTGTAATTTGCCATTATTTCCTCCATTATATCAAATTCATTTCAACGTTTTCATAGTCATAGTTATTTACACCTTTAAACGTTTCTTTATTGCGGTAGTGCCAAATAGTTATACCAGCGTCATATATTTGCATTATTTCAGCTTTATAATCAGCGTCAATATTTGTTTTAATATTTGCACCAATAGTTTTTATATAGTTAAAATAATATCGACTACGTACATTTGGCTTTTTAAAGTTGTTACACTTATACCCAAAATGATAAAAATAATTAAATATTTTATTTTTAAAATCTTTGTGTATTTCGTAAGTGTTAACTTTAATGTACACGTCATCAATAGTGTGGTCAAGTATAGCGTCTATTGTTGTTTTTTCAACTTTATCTGGTGTTGCTTTAATGTCTTTAATTTGTGCCATTTGATTAGCAACTTGACCAGCATAATTTAAAACTTGAGTTCCCGCAACAGCTAAACCAATACCACCAGTAGCTATACCTAGAGCTAAACCCAAACCACTTTGTATTGCGTTTGTTGTAAACCCAGTTATCATACTATTTTTATTTTGAGCTAAGTATTGCTCCCAAGCGTCAGTTTTAAGTGGCAACTCGTTTATTGTGCTGTCATATGTCATCATATCAGTATAAGCTTCTTTCATACCTTTATAATTAAGCGGTATAATAGCTTTACCATTTTTAACACTAAATGATGACAACACTTTTATTTGTGCTGAATTTACAAAATCAAAATCTTCAATGTTTAATTTTAAATTTTGATTTCCAAAACTTAATTCATAGTATTTATAATCAGTTGTATTTAATTTTGGCTCAAAATCTATGCTTTTTAAATTGTCTTTACTAAGTGCACCAGAATAATATATTTGATAGTTGTGTTTTTTAATTTCAAAAGTTCTAAAATTGTCTTTTGTAAAATATTCAAAAGCAAATACACCATTAAATGTTTCATCACTATAAGTTATTTTGCCAATATAAATTCCACCAAATAAATCACTTTCTAACTCTGGTATAAATCTATAATTATAATGAGGTGGTGCTGTTTGTGTTTGTACTTTCTCAACCTTATAATTAAATGGTGCATATCGACTAATATTTATTGATATTATTTTTGTGTTTTGGCTTAATTTCTTTAATCTATCTGGGTCAATACAGCCGTATTCTTCAAATTGCTCGTACTCATCTTTACTGCTATCAACAAGTTTAATTGTAAAACTATTTGCTGAACTATATGCTCCAGCTTGACTAACCATTGGTACAACATAACCATATGTATTAGTTGGTATACCATTATTTATTGTTGAGCTGTGAGTGTGTTGCACATTATTTTTATTATAAACTTTTTCCATTAATGGCTCGCTAGCTATAATATAAGCCCAAAAAATTTGCATTTGTCCACTTTCTAATTGTGTTGAAAAATTGTCTTTCAATACTTGAGGTATTTCATTATCAATATTTTCAATATCAGTACAAATAAATTGCTCCCCTCGTTCCAGCTGTTCCTTTTCTCTATTGTAAATTGGCACAGCGTAAGTACTTGTTAATTTTTTATATCTGTCTTGGTGCTCTCTATCAATAAAGCTTTCATCAATAGAATAGTCAAACATAAATGTTTGCATAACGTCAATTTTAAACTCAAGGGCTGTGCAAGTTTCACTTACCCATTTTTTATTTAAAATAAAACCATAGTAAGTTTTATTGTTGTTAGTAAACATTAAATAATTTACACCAAAAAGCTCGTCAATGTTTTGATAAACTTTAATTGGTTCATTAAACTTAATATAACTATAACCCTCGTCATACTCTAACACATTACTAATTTTGCTGTCAAAATAAGCACTTTGAGCTTGCTCGGTGTCAAAGTCTATTGTGTAATTATAATTAGGGTCTAAATCTACATTTTTCATTAAGTACAAAGTACTTTCCATTATTACCTCCAATAAGAATAAAAAGAGCTTAGTATAAGCTAAGCTCTTTTGAATTAGTCAACAAATATTACTGCGTTTCTCAAAGTTGAGTAGCTTAGTAAATCAGTAGCGTGCAAATAGTAGTTTGTAAATCTACCAGCACCATTACGTTGGTCTTCAATTTCACGTTCCACTGGGTCACGTTTAATTGCTCTTTTATTTGTTAAAATACAAATAGCTTTACCACTTACTTGAGCGTCGCCGTCTTCTTTATATTTATATGTTTTAATTGGTGTATCTTCGCCAATTTCGATTGTTTTACCTTCTTCAGCTTTAATATTTTCATAATTGATATTTGGCATTTCATCAATTACAATCATATTTTCAACTAGAGCTTTCTTTTCCATATTAAAAGCATTTGACAAAGCTTCAACGTTTAATCTAGCTTTTGTTGCACTATCAACAACAAGTACTAAATCACTTTGTTTGTTAAATTCACGTTTAAAACCAGCATAGTTATAAGCTGTGCTTGGCATTGTCATATTAGTTGCAATAGTTTGAATAGCTTTTGTTAAAGCGTCCATATTTGAGCCGTTGCCGTTCATATCACAAATAACCATTTTCTTTTGAGTACCGCAAATATCAACAAATAATTGTTTTACAGCGTCAAAGTCTTCAATACTTGATGAGTTCCACAATTCATTACTAATCATATTAGCTGTATCTGCCATATTTTCTTTACTCAACATAGCCATTTTAACTTGAGCATTAGACACAGTGGCTTTAAATGTTTTACGTCTATTTATTTTATGATATAAAACTTTAAAGTCCATATCTGCTTTAGCAAGTGCATTTGCACCGCTTGGGTCAAAGTCAGTGCTCTTTAAGTTACCAACTTCAAATTCTTCAATTTGGTTACCTACGTCAATTTGTTTATTAGTGAAAATACTGAAAATATCTTCAAAAACTTTTGTTTCAATTTCTTGTTTAACAATTTTGTTAAGCAATTCACCAGTTAACTGGTCTTTAGTTGTTGTATCAACATTATTATCTTTATAATACATTTTAAATTCTCCTTTCTTTCATTAAATTGCTTATGTCTTTCATAAGCTTAGTTTCAGCGTCTTCATCTTCCGCTGTGTCATCTTGCTTATCTTCTTTAACTGGGCTAGTTACTCGCATAAATAGCTTGTTATTGTGTTCAATAAGCTTTTGGTTGTTGTCCTCAAGCTCTTTATTCTTAGCTATGCTTTCATCATATTGAGCTTGTAGCACTTTGTTTTTTTCTTGCTCTTGTAAAAGAGCTTCTTGTAATTCCTCTATTGTCAATGTTTACCTCCTAAATATTGATATTAGTTTGAGTGTTATTTGTGCTAACTTGAGTATCAGCGTTGGCTGTGTTTTCGTTAATTTCAACATTGGGTGTTTTGTCAATGTTTACTTGGTTAGTAGCATTGACAACACTTTCAACTTGAACTTTTAACTCTTCATTGGTAACACAAATATTATGCTCTAAAGCGTACACTCTTAGCTCCGTTAATACATAATTTAATTTGGCTGTACCATTACCTTTACCAAACAAACTTTCAGCTTGCACAACTAAATTAGGTATTAAGTGCACTAAATCTAATACGCCTTTAATATTGCCATTTTTCTTTGCTTTAATAAATGTTATAATTAGTGACACAACTAAAGCTAATAATGATAAAATAGTGACAATATTATCAAGTGTGAAAAATTTAATCATAATATTACCTCCTATACTTAGTATAACATAAATCAATATTAAAATGCAAGCATTTTTGACAAAAAAGAGCATTTTCAGCTCTTAATTGTAAAATCAGTTTTAAATAGTATAACACCACCTTTAACACGCTTTGGTACTAATTTACCACTAAAACTTGCACCATAAGTAAAGCTTTTAAATGCTTGTTCCTCCCCAGTTGCTAATATGTCATTTTTTATATTCTCTGGCATACCAGCACAAGCAATACTCAAGCCGTCCTCGTCACTGCTTAAAATATATGTTTTAGGTCTTAACCATTTGCCTTTGTTAAAATGGTGCTCTAATTTCCACGCACCAAGTTCGCTTGGGTGTATGTTTATAAATTTACTTGCCTCTTCTTCAGTTATTCCAGTTAAATACATACTATCGGTATCACTATAAACCCAGTGCTCATAAAGTGCTTGGCTATTTGTTATTGTATAAGCTCGAGCACGTGCTGTAATAAATGCACCCAAAGCTGTATATACTGGGTCATCAAAAGTTGGGTCAGTCAATTTTAAACTTATCTCGCCGTCATCAATAATTGGTATTTTATTTTGCTTTTTAGGGTTAGTTGCAAATTTTCCATATAAGCTATTTAACATAAGCTTTGCAAGTTGTCTAGCTCCACCTGTGCTTTTAGCTTTAATATCAGCCCAATAGTCAATATAACCTCTAAAAATATTGTCGGCACTTTTAAACATATAACCACCCACGTACTCAATATAATCAACGTCATAATGCTTAAATAATAAATCTAAATCAACACTGGTTAACGTTAAATCAACAATACCTTTACTATCACTAATATACTCAGTTGGTATAAAAGCTAAATTACCTTTAAGCTGTATTGTTGGTATCATATTTGGCTTTATTTTAAAACTGCAACTTAATTTTTGAATATAAAGAGGGTATTGTTTGTTTTCTTTATATTTACCAGTAAAGCGTTTTGGTAAGCCATAAGGTAGTGAGCCCATATTTCCATACATAACGCTAGGGTATAAGCTGTTTACGTCAAAGCTAATACCACTAACCACTTTGTTTTGATATTTTGGGTTGACCATTGTAAAACCTCCTTTGTATGCTTTTCTAAAATCGTTATCAACCTCAAGGGGCATTACTGGGTATAAATACTTAAAAGCTTTTTTGCCTCCTATTTCAAATTTAAAATTACTTAATGCGTCACTGCCTATTGTCATTTTACTTAAACCTTTCTCAAATTGCATATATAACGCTTTGGCAACAATTACACAATCGTTTATTATATACTCTTTTTCTTCATCAGTTAGCTCATAGCCAACTGGTCTATATAAATCATAGTCAATAACGCCTTTACTTTCCTCAAGCTTAAATGCTTTTGCAATAGCACTAACCTTTAATGGCAACTTTTTCAAGCTATCATAAATATTAGTACGTACATAACGTTTATTTAAAACTTTGTGTGTTATTGTTATACTATACCAAATACCAGTATCACTAATAACAACATTAAAGCTTTTTTCTTTTTTGCCTTTGTCATCATACTTGTAGCCATTACTAAAGAGCCAACTAATAATATACTCGCCATCAAATTTGAGGTTATGAAAATAACACTCAATGTTGCCAAGTTTAATTAGTTTTTCCATAAAATCATCAATATTATTTACTATATCAACAATTTTAGGGTCTGCCTCTATTGTTGCTATACAACCAGCCCACACTCTAGCAACATTATCTTTAATAAGCCACTCTTCCGTTGATGTTTCAAAGTCACACATATATTTAAGCAACGCCTAATTGCTGGTTAATTCTTGTTAATTTTTCGCCGTTTGGGTCATAGTAAATATAACCTATTTCCTCAAGCTCTTCACTTTCCACCATATTTTTAAACTCTTTATAGTCCATTTGTTGAACTGCTTTAATAGCTTGATTTGCTGAACTATTAAAAGTATTACGTAAAGCTCTTATGTAGTTGCTTTTATATGTATTAGTTCGTTTTCTTTCAAACTCACCACTAGCTATTTTTTGAACACTACGCAAATATTTATTAAACTCGCTTTTATTTCTAAATCGAGTTAATTTTGTTGTTTTCTTACGCATTAAAAAATCACTTTCAACACCAAATTCTCTATATTTGCGCTTTGCAACCTCTGGTAGCTGTTCCAACAATTTTTTACGTTTTCTATTTGCTGAGTTTACAGCTGAGCGTAAAGCTCGTTGCTCTTTCGGTGTTATACGTTGACCATTTGGCAATATAACACTGCCTCGACTGGTCTTTTTTAACCTCTTAGCCATAATGTACCCCTTTTAATGATATTCCATTTCGTTATAGACTTTTTTCATTATTTCATCAGTTAAACCGCTTAAATCATAATCAACGCCAGTTCCAGTTATTTTGTAAATCTTGCCATATACTTGTGATAATTGCATTTGACGCTCGCCAACTTTTTTAATGAAAATTTCCATTTTCTTTTTTGAGCTGAATTTATAGCCCATAAATTCATATGGTGTATTATCTAATTTTAAATAAACACCTCGCCTAGTTTTTTCTAACATTACAACCTCCTTAATTTAAAATAAAGAGGGCTAAATAGCCCTCTCTTAAAATGGTAAATTGTCGTCATCTACGTCTTCAGCTTTCTTTTCAGTTTTTGCTTTAGACTTTTTAGCTGTCTTCGCTGGCTCTTCATCATTACTTATTATTGTGGCTTTGTTAATAAATAAAATTGGTCTAGTGTTTTCATCACTATCTTTATAAGCTTTAATCCAACTTTCTTTTACCAACACGTCAAAGCTTTCTTGAGTGTAAACTTTAGCAACTTGCTTTTTAACTTCACTTGAAAAGTTTACTGGCATATAATAATTTATGTATGAGCCGTCTTCTTGCTTTGAACAACCTACGCAAGCGTTAAAAATAACACGCTTTGAGCCATTAGCTTTTTCAACCTCCTTTGTAAATACTCTAATTTCACCTGTGATTTTGTCTAACATATTTATTACCTCCTATAATGTTATTTGCGGTGGTGTACCGCTGGTAGAGGGTTAGTTTGAATAGTCCAGCCCTCGTAAATGTCTATTTTGTAAATTTAATCATATCTTTTGACAACTTAGCGTGTTTATTGACGTCTAATATCATTTTAAATATTTCATCTAAGGTTGAGCCATTTCTAACAGCTATAGTGTGTGCCAATATCATTAGCTCGCTTAATGCTTGAGCTAAGTTTTCAGTTTTTACCTCAACAACATTATTTATCACTTTTAGCATTTGGCTTGTCCTCCAGTAAAACCAATAATGGTTTAGCGTCAATATATTTTGCACTGCCGTCTTTATTAAAAATAATATGGTCAAACACAACTCGCTTTATTTCGTTAATAACTCGGTTAAGTTTTCCACACTCTTTTATGCTATCTGCTAACATACCAGTTAGCTTAGCATTTTCAGTTTTCACAGCTTCTAATTCTTCTTTATCTGTGTAATAATACATTGTTTACCTCCATTTCATTATCAACATAATACCACATATATCGACAGCTTGTCAAGCGTTTTTGACACATTTTTTAAAATTTTTTCAAAAAATGTACAAAATTATTATTTGTATGTACTTTTATTTTTATTCAATTTATGGTATAATACTATTGGTAGCATAAAATGCTGGTACTAGGTCTTAACTATGAATACCACCGCTGGAGGCGGTCATAGTAAGGTTGGCTAGGCAAAGCTACTTATTACCTCTATTGTGTTATACCAATACATAGTACACTCACACCTAAGCACGCTATACGCTGTAAGACTT